ATTGCGCCGACAATCCCGGAACCACAGCTATCGCCTGCCGTGTTAGATGAATTTGCCAAAGACCTAAAAGAAACGAAGGCGCCAAGCCCTGCCGTCCGCGCGATCGACCTGCGGTTAATCCTGTGAACGCTGATGACCTGCGAGTTGAGAACGAACGGCTAAAAGCCCTCATCAACACGCCTGAAACGGAGCATTTTATCGAAGGTGTCAGACGCGAGGCCGCGCATCAACGCGAACGATGGGGCGCACCACACGATCGCGAGAAATCCGCGGAACACTGGTTTTGGCTCGTCGGCTATCTCGCCGGGAAAGCGCTGCGCGCGGCGATCGACGGCGATATGGAGAAAGCCAAACATCACACGATCAGCAGCGCCGCGGCGCTGTCGCACTGGCATACGGCGATCACCCAGGATGGCACGGGTTGCGGGTTGGGTCGCGATGCGGACCTGCAGGCGCACAATGACGGGCGCCAGGCACACGAAACGGCATCACTTCAACGCGACGCATGCAGCCACGGCAATGCATACGGAGGCTGCAAGTTCGGTTGCTAACGATCACGCGGCGCGGAACCAATGGCGCTATACGATCCGGGTGTCGTGCTCTGTGCTGCTTGTTTGAACGTGGCACCTACGCGCGATTTTTTGACGCTGTTGTTGTGCGATGCGTAGAGGCGCGTTGCGCGTTGCGATGTGTGCCACACATATGCCACACATACACACACATCAATCGTACGTCGCGCGGGCCGTAATCATTCGACCAATCAAGGTGTTGGGTCCTTCCGACCGGGTGCCGGCCTGCGGGTACCGGCGGGCGCGACTTGGCTCTAGTGTCTACACTGGTAACTAGGTTACCAGCAATCGGTTACCATGCGCGCCGGTAACCTGACACTGACGCGAGGCAGCGAAAGCGATGACACGGCCGGCATGTTGGATTGTCGTGACCGCCGACGAGGCGGAAACGCTCGCGTGGCCGCCGCCGCGCGACCTGGGCGGGCTCGTGCTCGCCGGCGCGCACCGGTGCTGCGATCAAGCGGTGCTCGTGTTGGCGGAACCCGAACGCGAACGCATGGCCTCGAATGAGGCCGGCCGCGGTGATAGGCTGCGCGTCCCTGGCCGCGGCGGTAGCACAACGGTCGTGCGGCCGCTATTCCCTGGCGGTAGATGCCGGTTCAATTCCGAGCCCGCCGCTCCACCAGGTCGCGCGATCGACGACGACGAGTGACGTCGATGGGCAGTCCAGCGAGCACCGTGCAACACCTGGCGCATCGCATCGAGCTGTGGCCGATCGACAAACTGACTCCCTATGCGCGCAACTCGCGCACGCACAGCGACGAAAGCGTGGCGCGGATCGCGGCCTCCATTCTGGAGTTCGGTTTCACCAACCCGATCCTGGTCGCCGACGGAGGGATCATCGCCGGCCATGCACGGCGGCTCGCTGCGAAGCTGATCGGCCTCGCGCTGGTGCCGGTCATTGATTTGTCGTATCTAAGCCCGGTGCAGCGGCGCGCGTACGTCATCGCCGACAACCGGCTCGCCGAGGACGCCGGCTGGGACGACGAGCTGCTCGCCGAGGAACTCCGCGCCCTGCAGGCCGACGGCTTCGATTTGTCGCTAACCGGCTTCGATGACGACGAGCTGGCGCAATTCCTAGACGACGGGACCGACGCGCCGCGCGAGCCAACCGAGTGGCACGTACAGCGCACGCCGGTGAACCCGATCACGCGGCCGGGCGACGTGTGGGTATGCGGCCGCCACCGTGTCATATGCGGGAGCGCGACCGATCCGGCGACCTGGCGATCGTTGACCAACATCGGCGCGGGCGCGGTGACCTTCACGAGCCCGCCCTACGGCGTGGCGCCGGCGGCGGAGCTGCGCGACCACTACGTACCCGGCCGGGAGAAGCGCCAATCGCTCTACGCCAATCATGACGATTCGCCGGCGGACTGGCCGCACCTCATGCGGGACTGGTCCGGGCTCGCGCTCGAGCATACGGGCATCGTCATTTGCAACGTGCAGATGTTGGCTGACAATAAGCGCGCCTTGGTGCGCTGGTGCGCGGAGCTATCCGAGCACCTGGTCGATGTCGTCATATGGGACAAGGGCAACGGGCCGCCGCAGATGCAGGCGAACGTCCTCAACAATGCGTTTGAGTTCCTGATCTTCCTGGCGGCCGAGCCGGGCGCTTCGAGATCCATACCGCTCGCTGCATTCCACGGTAACCAACCCAACATTGTGCGGATCGGGACGCACGAGCGTAGCGAGCTAAACGAGCTACACCGGGCCATGATGCCGGTCGCGCTCGCCGAGTGGGCGATCGGTCTGTGCTCAAAGGCCGGCGAGTTCGTCGATCCTTTCGGCGGCGTCGGCACGACGTTAGTTGCTTGCGAACATCTGAACCGCCGCGCGCAGATCATCGAGATCGATGCCGGTTACGTCGATGTCAGTGTCAAGCGCTACCAGGAACTGACCGGCCTGGACGCCGTGCTCGAGCGCACCGGCGAATCGTTCAACCAACGCGAGCATGATCGCGCCGAGGTGGGATAAATGGCCGAGCTACTATCGATCCGTGCATATGCCCGGCTGCGCGGTGTGTCACATGTGGCCGTGCTCAAGGCAGTGAAAGCCGGGCGCATCACACTGACCGAGGGAAAGATCGATTCCGCGGTTGTGGATCAACAATGGAAGGCCAACACCAACCCCGGCCAGAGTCAAGCGGTCGCCTCCAAGGCCTCAGCGGTCACCCTCGAGGCGGTCAAAGCGGCCGCCGGCGGGGGCGAGGGTAGGCCTCCGGGGGGCCAGAGCGGAGCCAATGGGGCGGCAGTCGGGCCGGTCTATGCCGTGCAGCGGGCGATCCGCGAAGGCTACATGGCACGCCTCGCGCGCATCGAATACGAACTGAAGTCCGGCAAGCTCGTCGAAGCCGACAAGGTCCGCGTCAAGGCATTCAACGCGGCCCGCCGCGCGCGGGAAATGTTGTTGGGGTTACCCGATCGGCTGTCGCCGCAACTCGCCGGGGAAACTAACAGCTTCGAGATACACCGCATTTTGACCGAGGAATTACGGCGAATCTGCACCGATATATCGCATGCTCCAGCCATTTGAGGAAGGTTGGTCCGACGGGTGGGAGATCGACCCGCTGTTGCCACTGTGCGAGTGGGCAGACAAACACGTCATTCTGGGTTCCAAGGATTCGAGCGAACCCGGCCCGTACCGCACGGCCCGCACGCCATACGTGCGCGAGATTGCCGAATGCCTATCGCCATACTCGCCGATCGAGACCGTTGTGTGGCAGGCGGGTTCCCAAGTGGGGAAAACCCGTGTTGGTCTGAACTGGGTTGGGTACGTCATTGACGTATCGCCCGGACCCATGTTGCTCGTGGAACCGACCGTGGAAACGGCCAAGCGGGTGAGCAAACAGCGCGTCGCGCCGATGATCGAGGCAGTGGATGTGCTGCGGGCGAAAGTGTCGGCGGCGCGCGAACGCGACTCGGGCAACACGATGATGGAAAAGGAGTTTCCGGGCGGAATCTTTCTCATGACGGGCGCCAACTCCGCGGTCGGGTTGCGGTCGATGCCGATCCGTTTCCTATTCCTGGACGAGACCGACGGCTACCCGCAGGATGTGGACGGCGAAGGCGACCCGTCCGACCTGGCCGAGAAACGCACGGCCACGTTCGCGCGCCGCAAGATCCTGAAGACCTCAACGCCGACCATCAAAGGGCTATCGCGCATCGAAGCCGATTACCTCAAGTCAGACCAACGCCGGTACTTCGTGCCGTGCCCGCACTGCGGTTTTTTCGACTGGATACGTTGGGAGAACGTCACATGGCCGGACGGGCAACCGGAGCTCGCGCGGCTGCGGTGTATTTCGTGCAATGCGTTAATTGAAGAACGCTTCAAAACGCAGATGTTGGAGTTGGGCCAGTGGCGGCCGACGTCGAAAGACAAACGCGACCCGAAAGTGGCGGGGTTTCACCTGTCCGCGTTATATGCGCCGATCGGGTGGCGATCATGGGTCGAGATCGTCGCGGCGTTCATCGACGCAAAAAATGATCCGAAGAAGCTGCAGGTATGGATCAACACCGACCTGGGCGAAACGTGGGAAGAACGCGGCGACTCGATCGAGAGCGATGACCTGCGCAAGCGCATGGAAAACTACGCCGCGGAAGTGCCCAACGGTGTCGGCGTGTTGGTGGCATCCGTGGATGTACAAGGCGATCGCTTGGAAGTCGCCGTCAAGGGCTACGGCGAACGCGAGGAATCCTGGTTGATCGCGTTGGAACAAATCCAGGGCGACCCGGCGAAAGACACCACATGGTTCGAGCTGGACCGCTTCCTGGCCAACCGCTATACGCACGAGAACGGTCGCCAGATGATCGCGGACATCATTGCGGTTGATTCGGGCGGGTTGCATACCGATCACGTCTATAAATACTGCAAGACGCGCGCGGCCCGTCGCGTGCCGGGCGGCCTCCAACACGTCTACCCGATCAAAGGCGTCGGCGGCGCGGGTAAGGAAATCCTCGGCCGTCCGTCCACCTCCAATCGCTACCGCGTGAAGTTGTACCCGGTTGGTGTTGATACGGCGAAGGACACCATATTTTCCCGCATGCATATCGTCGATGCCGGGCCGGGTCGCCTGCATCTGCCGGCGTGGGTGGACGATGAGTATCTCGCGCAGCTCACCAGCGAGAAGGCGGTACGCAAATACAAGAAAGGTGTTGGTTCGGTGCGGGAGTACGTGAAACTGCGCGAACGCAACGAGGGCCTGGACCTGGAGGTGTACGCGCTCGCCGCGTTGTACATGCACGGTCGGCAGTTCGTCGCCAACCTCGGCCGCCGGGCGCGCGAGCTGGCCGCGCCGTCCAACGAACCGAACCCGCCGGATTCCCCGCCCCCCGATGGAACGCCGCCGGGTAAGCCAGGGCGCCGGCGCAAGGGCGGTGCCAACTGGTCGGGCGTCAGCGGCCGCGGGAGCTGGGTCAAGGGGTGGAAGTGATGCAAGTTGCATCAGTGTGATGCAGATTGCTGCGCCCGCTGCGCATCCCAATTGACTTACAGCCAACGGCGCGATATCGCCGACGATCGCGGCGCGTGTTGGGGTTCTGCAGGCGATCGACCGATTGGAGTATTTTGCGTGATCGCGGCGCGATCGGCGATATTCCCCGGCCGTGAACGCACCAACCGAACCGCCTGTTGCAACCTGCTGGCCGAAGTTCCTGACCGCAGGCGCCAGTTTCAAGGCTGATCGCAGCTTTTCTGACTATGCCGTCAGCGATTGGACGTACTCGGTGACGTTCGCTGGCGCACAAGTCAAGAGCTTCAACGCGCCGCCGCAAATTACGGCCGACTCAACCGGCAGCACGTACCACGTCGTGCTGGCGCCGGCCGATACCAAGGTGTTGAACCCCGCCGGCGGCGATCGCCTGCCGTACCACGTCGTCGAACGACTGACAGCGACGGACGGCGAGGTGTACGAGGTCGGCTCGTACCGGTTGATGGTGCATCCCGACGTCGGGAGCGCCGCCGGCGGGACTTTGGTCTCGTTTGAGGAACGCATGCTCGTTGCGCTGCAGAACACGCTCGAAGCGCGGGTCATGGGCGGGGCGATCGAGCACTACTCCGTTGCGGGTCGATCGATTACGAAGATCTCGACCCGTGAACTCGAAACGATGATCGGCCGCTACAAGATGTTGGTGTGGCGGCAACGGAACCCCGGCCGGCTCGGCGTGCCGGGCACGTTCTCGTTTCCAACCACCGGCGGCGGGCCCTTCCCGGCCGGCAATAGGTGGCCGCGGTGAAACGGGGCGGATTCCTGCGGGGCCTGGCGCGCGTCGCAGCCCGTGTGTTCGCGAAAGTCGCGTTCAAACGTTCGGTGTTCAAAGGCGCGGAGCTGTCGCGGCTCTGGTTTGATTGGATCGCCTCGCCGATATCGGCCGACCAGGAGTTGTATAACGACTTCCTGCGGCTGCGTTCGCGGGCGCGCGAGATGCGCCGCAATCATCCGCTCGTGAAAAATTACCTACGCATGTTGGAAAACAACGTCGTGGGTCCTGACGGCCAACGCCTGCAGGCGCGCGTGCGCAACGCCGACGGCAAGCTCAACAAGCGGATCAACACGTCGATCGAGGAAGCCTGGGCAGACTGGAGCGATACGGTCACCGTGGACGGCACCATGGGGTTGGTGGACGTGCAACACCATCTGCTGCGCGCGATCGCCGTCGATGGTGAAATCTGCGTCCGCAAGGTGCGCAGCTACAAAGACAATCCCTACCGCTACGCGGTGCAAGTCATCGACCCGGATCTACTCGACCATCAGTTTTTCCGCGGGCCGGGCACGGGCGCCGGGGAAAACGAGATCCGGTTGGGTGTAGAAATCAACGAGTGGGGCAAACCCGTCGCGTACTGGTTTTGGGACCGGCATCCAACCGACATGATCAACATATCGGCGCGCAAGCGTATTCGCGTGCCCGCCGACGAGGTGTTGCATCTGTTCATTGCGGACCGCGTCAACCAGTCCCGCGGCGTGACCTGGCTCAACTCGATCATGATGCCGTCGAAGATGTTGGACGGCTATATCGAAGCCGAAGTCGTCGCCGCGCGCATCGGCGCGAGCAAAATGGGTTTTGTGCAATCGAAGGACGGCGCCGACTTCGTCGCGCCCGAAGACGACGAAAAGCTCGACATCGAAGCCACGCCGGGCAGCTTCGAGCAGTTGCCGCCGGGCACCGAGTTCAAGGAATGGAATCCCGAACACCCGAGCACGGCGTTTCCCAACTTCCTCAAGTCGCTGTTGCGGTGGATCGCTTCCGGGCTGGGTGTGAGCTACAACGTGTTGGCCAACGACCTCGAAGGGGTCAACTATTCGTCGATTCGCGCCGGCCTGCTGATGGAACGCGACGAGTGGCGCAAGCTGCAAAAATGGTGGGCGCGTCGGTTCCTGAAACCGCTGTATGTCGAATGGTTGGAATTCGCCGTGTTGTCCGGGCAGCTGACGCTCGACGCGCGCGACTGGCGGTTGTTTCTGCGGGTCAAGTTCATTCCGCGCGGCTGGGACTGGGTCGATCCACTGAAAGACGTCAACGCATCCATCGCGGAAATCGACAACGGTCTCAACTCCCGGACGCGCATCTGCGCCGAGCAAGGCCAAGACTTTGAGGAAATCGCCGAGGAACTGGTTGTTGAGCAGGATTTGATCGCAGAGTTGGGCCTGGAGTTGACCGGTGTCGGCGTCGGCGCCGGCGCGGCCGCGGGCGACAAACCCGCCAACGCAGCCCAGGAAGACGACAAAGACGCGGATGCGGACGCGGGGCAGGCCGCCGGACGCGCCCGCCGGCGACGACTCGCGTCGAATCAAACACAGCGGCTCGCGCTGGTGCGCGGCGTGACGGCAGAACGGGAGACGTCATGAAACATACAGTTCAAGCGGCAGTGTCGGCCGCGCTACGCGGCGCCGGCAACGCGCCGGGGCAGACCCTCGACCAGGTGACCGAGCTGCCCGTGCAACGGCGGCCGTTCACGGCCACGATTACGCGCCGCAAGAAGCCGGCGGCCGCTCCGATCGCGGACAAAACCGCCGGCGGCCGCGGCGCCGGCGAGGAAGACGACGACGAGGGCGACGATCTCGAGGAAATCTACGACGTCGCTTTGAGTTCCGAAGCGCCGGTCGATCGCTGGTACGGCCGCGAGGTCCTGGACCATTCGCCGGAATCGGTGAATCTCGATCGCGCGGCGGACGGACTCAACCTGTTGTGGAATCACGATCCCGACAAAGTCATCGGGCGGCTAACCAACATCCGCGCGAAAGACAAAGCGCTCAAGGCGAAACTGCGGTTCTCCAAGACATCGGCGGGCCGCGACGCCAAAACGCTCGTCGATGAAGGCATGCGAGAAATGTCGCTCGGCTACAGCGAAGCGACGCCGGCCAAGGCAGACGAGCCGTCGGTCTATCGCTGGACACGTTGGACTCCGATGGAAGGATCAATGGCATCCGTCCCAGCGGATTACACGGTTGGTGTTGGTCGGTCTGCAAACGAACTTAAATACCCTGTTCATCGCCGCTCGCGCGGCTCGGAGGCTTCCATGGACCCTACGCAAACGGCCGCAGCCGCCGCAGCCGCTAACCCCGGCGCCGGCACTTCTTCCGCTCCCGCAAACCCGAATCCGCCGGCGGCGGCGGCGACGGACAGCCAACGCAGCAACACGCGCGCGGCCGAGATCGTGCGGCTGGCGGTGTTGCACAACCTGTCGGATCGCACGGCCGAATGGATCGAACAGGGGTTGACGCTCGACCAGGTCAAAGGCGCGATTCTCGACGCGCGGGCGAGCAAAACCGGCGGCGGCCCGGCGGCCGGCACGGGCACCGGCACCGGTGTTGACCTCACGCCGAAAGAGCAACGCAATTACAGCTATACGCGGGCGATCATGGCCGCGGTGCAACTCACCGAAGGCAATCGCAACGTGAAGTGCCTGGAGTTGGAGGTGTCCGAAGCGATCGAACGCAAAATGCCGGAAAGCTACAAACGGCACGGCGGGTTGTTCATCCCGACGAGCCTGCGCAACGAGGGTTTGACCGAACAGTTTGGCGCCGTCGGAACTGCGTTGTCGCCGGCGGTGCGCGCCCGCATTGAGGCGTTTCTGACGCGCGCAACCGGGACGATCGACTCGCAGACGGTCAACCAAATCAAGGAAGTTGTGTTCACCGAGTACGGCGGCGAACTGATCAACATTCTGCGCAACCTGGCGCTTGTGGTGCGCATGGGCGCGCGGGTGTTGACTGGGCTGTCCTCCCCGATCGCGTTCCCGCGGCAGACGCAGGACGTGACCGCAACGTGGGTGCCGGAAAATCCGGGCGTTGACGTGGCCGACTCCAACATCAAAACGGACCTGGTCACGATCACGCCGCGCACCTTACAGGCGGCAACGAAGTACTCGCGGCAATTGCTCGTGCAATCTTCGGTGGACGTCGAAGCCATGGTGCGCGAGTCGATCGCGGCCGCGCATGCGTTGGCCTATGACCTGGCGGCGCTCCACGGCACCGGGACCAACAATCAGCCGCTCGGCATCTACAACCAGCCGAACGTCAACACGGTGGACTTCAGCAATGCGGCGTTCGGCGACGGGTCCAGCCATCTGGCCTGGACCGGTATCGTCGAGATGGAGCGCGTTGTAGCGTCAACCAATGCGTTGCTGGGCGCGCTCGGGTTCCTGACGACGCCGTCGATCGCGGCCCGCGGCAAAACGACGTTGAAATTCCCGGGTGCGGCGATCGCGCAAGGCGGCCCGATATGGGAAGGGACCATGCTCGAAGGCGAAATGGACGGCGTGCGGTCGATGACCACCAACCAGGTGAGCAAGACACTCGGCGCCGCCGGGGCGCCCTCGGGCGGCACCAATCACGGGTTGGTATTCGGGAACTGGACGGACCTGATCATTGGGCAATTTGGCGGAGCCATGGAAATGATCGTCGATCCCTACACGTTCAAAAAGCAGGGGTTGATCGAGGTCGCCAGCTTCCAGATGTCCGACGTTGCCGTACGGCATCCGGTGTCATTTTCCGTCGGCATCAACTTGCTTCCGTAGGGAACCGCGCCAGTGCCCCAGTTCGTCGCCGAAACGGTCTACGTGTTAGCGCTGCAGGGTTTTCTCGCGCGGCCCGGACACGCGGCCTTGGCGGGCGAGCTGGTCAAGGTCGAGCCCGATGTGGCCAACCGCGCGATCGCCGCCGGGCAAGCGCGGCTACCGACCGCTGAAGACTTGCGAGCGGCCGACGCGCCGGCGCCGCCGATTGATCCGAAAACACCGGGCGCCGTGCAAACACGCGACCCGGTGGCCGTGAATCGAGATCCGCCTATCCGCAAAAAAAGGAGACTCTAATGGACCTGCAATACACGCACCTCGCCGCCGCCGGCGCCCTCGCCAAACTACTGGCGGCGCAAGATTGCGTCGGCTCGATCGCCGCGCAAACCGGTGTCGCCTTGCCGCCGACGGCGCGCGGTACGGCCGCCTGCATCCTCACCGTGGGCGCCGCCACCGCGGGCACCACGCCGACGTTCGATTTCCACCTGGAAACCTCCGACGACAATTCAACCGGCTGGGTGGCCATTCCCAACACGACGATTGCACAGATTGCCGGCGTCAACACCGGCGGCGTTGCCCTGCTGCTGTCGTTTCGGCCAGGGGAGCAAAAGAAGTATGTTCGAGCGGTTCCCGCGGTTGGTGGCACGTCGTCTCCGAGCTACCCGGCGTCCGCGGTGTTGTTATACCTTCCCTGACACCCGCGTATGCCGACCTACGCCGATAACGATCTCGCCGCGATCATCGCGGACGCACAGGCTACGGGTATGGCGGTCACCATCGTCATTGGCACGACGCAACTGTCAGGGTTCGTTGATTTTGAAGGTCGCGATGTGTTGTTGTCTGGTGGCGTATCCGGGGCCTCGGCGACCGACATCACGGTCGCCGTGCAAACGTCCGCGCTACCGAGCGGCGGTCTCAAGAATCGCACGCCGTTGACCGTGGACGGCGCGCCCATGCGGTTGCGGGATTCACAACTGCGCGGCGACGGCGGTCTGACATACCTGACGTGCGAGCAGGTCCCGTGAGCGCGTCGGTCCGCGACAGAATCGTCGATGCCGCGATCGCGGCGTTGAATGCGTCGGCGGCGAAACCAACCGGTGCGCCGGCCGTGGACGATACCCGCATGGAACCGTACGCCGTCAACGAGCTCCCGGCGGTCACGGTGTTCGAGCTGCGCGAGGAAGACGAGTACGAGAAGTCCGGCCGCTGGGCGTATTTCCTCAAGCGAACCATGACGTTGCGCGTTGAAATTCGCGTCGCGGGCGACCCGCCGCGCAAGGTCATCGATCCGTTGTACGTGTGGGCGGGAAAAGCGCTCGCCGGCCAACAATTCGGCGGGTTGGCTGAGGACTGCATCGAAGCGCTGTCGGAATGGCAGTACGCCGACAACGATCAACCCTATGCGTTGCTGTCGGTCGATTTCCGAGTGTTTTACGTCACGCTGAAGGCCGATCCGACGGCCACGCAGTGAGTTGCGTTTGGGCGTTTTGAACCTTACGGAGTATCCACAATGACGGCTATCACAGGTCCCTACAGCCAAGCGCCCAACCCGGCGAACGTGCTGTTGGGTCGCGG